GATCATATAATTTGTTCGCCAGTATTAGTCGTTTCTCGACTAGATATTTATTCCTTTTCTCCAATCGTTCAATTTGTCTCAGCAATGCCCTGCCTTTTTTCAGAGCCATATGAAGCAAGCATATGTCATCTCCATAATAATTCTCAGACTTAAAGAATGCTATGGCATTCTCCAGTTCTGCTTTTAAGCAGCTATTCGCTGCTTGAATTTCTTCATCACTTCTTGTGTCTTTCATTATTTAATAAGGTAAGGTTTCTGTTCCACAATAACCGTTGTATTCTTTGATTATGTAATTGCTCATGAATCCGTCACCAAGTTTTTTCTCAACAATAATGACATCCTCATGAGCCGCCCGTCCGTAACCTTCCGAGCTTTGTTTTTTATAGGTTTCATAGGTTTCCAGCGCACCTCCGATTTTCCCAGTGTACACATTTCCTATATTCCCTACAACTACTTCGTAACTAATTTCTGTTTCCATTATTTTCCTTTGATTAATTTAGTAAACTAACTCCCATCCTATCAATTTGTTAAGGAACTGCTGTAACTCTACATCCTGATGTAGGACGTAGAACTTTGTTTGGTAGATCATGCTCATATTCGAATCATCCTTATCTTGTTAAGGTTGGCTTCGTCCATTTTACCCCAATCACCTTTATACCGTGTCTGTTTAGGCCACGATACAATATTCTTTGTGTCTTTTTGTTTAGTCACTTTACATACTGGTAACGTTATTCTTACCAAGTTTGTATAAGGTTTTCCGTTATATTTGAAAACAGTGTCATAGGTTGGTAAAACCGTCCGCTTTACAGCGGATTCTACCAGTCTTGAGGATACGCCTGAACACCAACGTGGTTGGTATTCTACTGGGTAACATCCTTCAATGACACCTTTTATATGCTGTGGCTCTATTGAGCCACCCATTTCTTTAGCGAATCTGTGTGCAACTTTACACACAGGGATTATTTTGTTTTTTACTGTGGTTAGTATCATAGATTTGAGCCTGTAGGCTCTACAGAATCCAGCATTAGCTGGACTCTTGAGAGCCTACAAGATCGCGGATTGATCAATCATGGCCCAATTTGGGTAACTCGATGTGATCAGATTCCATCTTGTAGATTCCCTCTAGTTAGGTAGGTAGCTTACCCTTTTATTCGCTCTCCGTACGGGCAACGGTACTTGTATCCTTCGAAGGTCTACCCCCGTATGGGTCTTGGCATTTTATTCGGCTACTCCTATTATTCCTAACCATTCCCGCTAGTCCAATTGGGGACTAACTTCGGACTGTGTGTGTACCCAGCGCTCTAGCTGGCAACAGTCAAACTATCAAACTTACTCATCTTCGAGTCGCTACCGTCAGGGGCTAAAGATGCGCTCCCTGATTCGAGTATTGGCAACTCGTGAAACTCGATGTTCTGAATTTCGACAATCATCATTCACACTTTTCAGCTTGACGCAAGAAAAACTTTTCACACATTGATGCTATTTTAGCAACGAGGTAACTTAAACCCCTGACTGTCAGTCACTTAAAAAGGTGAAAATAATTGAAAAAAGCGGTGAAAATCTCGTCAAATAGGCTAAAATGCCGCCTGAATACGTCCAATTTGCTAGGAAAAAGCCACTAGGTAAGGAGCCTAGCTGTTGCTGCTATAGCAACGGAAGGCCACACCCGTGCGCGCGCGAGGTGATTGTGGCACGCGCGAGGCGATGCGCCCACGCATGCGCCCACGCACGCAGGCAGGCACGCACACACACACGCACGCACGCACGCAGGCGGGCAGGCGGGCAGGCGCACGTGAGGCGCAGGCGCGCGGGCAGGCGCGCAGGCAGGCGCGTGAGGCGCGGGCGCGCGGGCGCGCGTGCGCGACGCGAGAACGGTGCCCGCCCCCGAAGGGGGCGGGGGTCGGGGGGGCCAGCTCCGCTGAATATATATGCATTAACTGGCCTTTAAAAAAATTTGACCGATAGGGCTAGTTACCCTATTTCTTTTGAATAATGATAAACCGAGATGACAAAAAAGAATTAATTTCTTCTATCCAAGAAGGGGTTAATGAGGTAAGGGAGACCCTTACGGTTCCGAAGAGTTTGAGTAAGTATAACCCTGAGAAGGTGGCTACTATTCTCTATTTACATTCTACTGGTGTAACTCAGACCCAGATGGTTAAGAAGTATGACATAGATGGTAAAACTATTTCCAACATTCTGCTTCAATATGCTGATTACACTAACAAGTGGAGGGGTTTGGGAGCCAAGATAAGGGGACGGGAGTTTTTGGAACTTTCTGCTTTGGGAGAAGATTTGGTTGATGGTATTCGCGAGCGCATGGCCAATGGTGAGCTTAAACCTACTTTCCGGGATTTATTACCTTTAAGTGTTGCATTGGAGAAGGCCGAGAAGGGAAGTAATACATTTCGTGGCGAGGCTAGTAATATAGTTGAGGAGCGGAAGCTGGTAACGCAGGCTGACTACGAGGCGACGATAGCCGCGGCTAGGAATCGCATGTTACAATTGAAGAAGGCTAAAGCCATTAACAATGACGGATGAAGACATTGAGTTGGTTGTTTCTATTCTTTCTGACACAACGGATAGGTTCTGGGTTGTTTGTGAGTATGACCAGAAATTTATGGTTATAGGGGGAAGTCCTTGGGATTTGAAGAATCACCTTGACGAGAAGGTAAATCCGTTTAGCTGGAGGGACAAATTTAATAAGCCTCACTGGGATGAGTATTGACAACATTGTACAATTTAGTCCTCACCCGATATTGGCTGGGCCATCTGACGAGGAAATTGTATTCTGGGGGGAGAACGACCCTGATATGCTTGAGAGCCTGCACAGGGCGCACGAGGAGCGTATTTTAAGCAGCAGGGTAGACCCTGTGAGGTATGGGTTTGATTTGGATGGCTGGAGTCGAATTCGTTCTGGGTTGGATGAATACAATGAGTGTTTATGTCTTGGTGGTAATCGCAGTGGTAAAACAACTGGATGTGCCAAGATTGTTATGGAGAGTGTAATGACCAACAGGGATGGTCACATTGTATGTTTTTCACAGAACGCAGACACGAGCGTGAAGGTGCAGCAGGCGGTGATGTGGGAGATGATGCCCAAGGAGTTCAAGCGAAAGACGAAGGGTGTTGAGGGCTACATCAACTACTCGATGCAGAATGGTTTTACCGGAAGTGGTTTTATCTTCCCGGACACCCGTACTAGGGTAGATTTCAAAACCTACACGCAGTTTAGTAACAACCAGACGATTCTGGAGGGCTTTGAATTTGGATTTAAGACCGGAGATGGCATAAACCTAGGAGCTTGGCTGGACGAATATTTGGGTGACGAGACATTAATTAACACTTTAAGGTTCAGGCTGGCTACCCGGAACAGCAAGATGCTGATAGCGTTCACTCCTATTAATGGTTATACGCCGTTTATCAATGAATATTTAAAGGGTGGAGAAACCTTGGAAACCAGAGAAGCGGTGTTACTAAACCTAGAGTTGCCTGTAAAGCAGTATAGTCCGAACAGGGATGCTGCTGTTGTATATTTGCATTCTGACGAGAATCCGTTTGGCGGGTATCAGCGCATAGTCAAGGACTTGCGTGGGAGGCCGGATGACGAGGTGCTGGTCAGGGCTTATGGTATTCCGGTGAGAAGCATTACATCTCTGTTGCCGTTGTTTAATACCGAGGTAAATGTTCTTAGTGAAACGCCTAACAAGTATGGGATGGTGTTCCCGGATATATCCGACAGGGAGCGATTCACCTGCTATCAGGTGGTGGACCCAGCGGGTGCCCGCAACTACACCAGCTTATGGGCTGGGGTGGATGTGGATGGATATGTATACATTCGCAAGGAGTGGCCTGACCGGGATGGTTATGGTGAGTGGGCATTATTTGGTGATCCTAAATGGAAAACAGGCCCGGCAACCAAGAAGCTGGGGTTTAATGTGGAGACGTATGCTGATTTATTCAAAGAGGTTGAAGAAGATTTGAACATTGATGTGTTTGAGCGCATCGGGGACAGTCGTTATTTCTCTAGTGAGAATGAGAATAACGATGACTTGTATATGTCGTTTGATGATTTTGGGATGGTTTTTGTTCCTTCTGATGGTCGTCGTGAAGAAATTGGTATTAATGCCTTGGATGAATGGTTTATGTATAATCCTAATATTGCCGTAGATGCGGTTAATAAACCGAGATGTTACATACACCGGGATTGCGGAAATTTAATTGACAGTTTAATTAATTATAATAGTCAGGGTAAGTCAGACGAAGCGTTGAAAGATTTTTTTGATTTGATACGTTATTTGCGAATGGCGAACGGAGGCGAAGGACCGGATCACATTACTAATCGCAGTATGCTGGTAACACAAAAAACGATGGGGGGATATTGATGGCTAAGGTGAGAATTGACAGGCTGGCGAAAGAGTGGGGAATGGAAGTGGAAGAGCTTCTATCTTTGGCAACCGACAAGCTATCGGACGAAATGATGACCGGAAAACGTCGAGCTACTTGGATTAACGAAGAGGGTCAAAAGATTTTGAAGGATGCAACGAGCATACCGGAATGTGTCCCTAAACACTATGAGGGTCAGGTTATTAAGGCCGCCGCCAACCCAAGTTACGTGTATGCCTTTATTAAGGAGATAGGGAAAAAGGTTCCGGTGGTTATTCCCCGTCGTTGGCGCGGGCGACTAACTGGAAAGAATGTATTAATTGAAGCCATTCAGGATGTAGATGGAACCTCTTACAGATATAGAGAAAGACATCACTCTAAATAGGTGGTGGATTGCCAGTGAGGTTTCTAGACTTCTTGCGTGGGAGATGTTATGTTCCGTTGCGAGAGGAAAACAAGGGATTCCTATACGGGTTATCGATTTATGTGATATGATAGGAACGAGCGAAGAATTTTATTCCAAGATTTTATACACTGTTAGAAATAAGTTGAATGAAAAATAATAATATTTCCGAGTCGCTAACTTACGTTAGTGATAAACCTGACATTAAATCCTTACGTTATTCCTATGAGCAATCGGTAACGGAGTTGGAAGCCTACTTTGATTTATGTCGAAGTAGTTATGATGACAGGCGTAACTGGTGGCCCGGTAAGAGCAGGGATTTACGTAAACACGGGGCTGATGCTTTTCCTTGGGAGGGTGCCTCAGATATGGAGAGTCATGTTATTGATGAGCGCATCACTCGATTGGTTTCTTTATTTCTTTCTGCGTTAAGCAGAGCAAATATAAGGGCGTTCCCGGTAGAAATTGCTGATGTTCCCAGAAGCCGGGTGGTAAGTAATTTTCTTAAATGGATGGTTACATCTGGGTATATACCGAGATTTAACAAAGAGATGGAGTTGGGTGCTAATTATATGCTGGAGCGCGGGATTCTCATTACATATGTAGGGTGGCACCGGGAAGATCGGACATTTTTACAGCGGTTAAGTTTAGAGCAAATTGCCGCTCTTGACCCTGCTCTGGCTGAAATGATTCGTTCTGGGGAAGTTGATGCAGATGTTGTTGAAATGTTAAAAATAACATTTGAAGGTGTAACCAGTAAGAGGGCAAAGAAGGCTTTAAAGGATTTGAAGAAAACCGGATTTGCCGAACTTCCGATAGTTAAGCGTCAAGTGGACGCGCCGGAAGTAAAGACATTGGCCCCGGATGGAGATTTTATATTCCCGCCATATGTCACTGACCCGCAACGAGCACCGTATTGTTTTTGGAAAACCTATTACACTCCACAGGAATTACAGAATAAAATAATTACTGATGGCTGGGATGAGGATTTTGTAGATTTTGTAATCGAACGCTATCGCGGTGTAAACATTGACTCGATTGAGAGGGAACAGGAGGGTCGGCGCAGCCTAAGCTTAACGGATAATGCTTATGAGGCTGAAGAACTCATTGAGATTGTTTACGGGTACCAGCGTTTAATTGACAAGGAGGATGGTTCAGAAGGAATTTATTGTACTGTTTTTCACCGAGACTTTGACGGGAATGAACTAGCTCCCGGCTTTGCGAAATTTGAACTACTCAATGGATATGAGGATTACCCGGTCGTGGTGACAAAGTTGTCTGAGGACAGTAAGCGTCTATATGATACCACCACCATTCCTGATCTGTTAAGGGGCATTCAAAACCAAGTGAAGATTGAGCGCGATAGTCGCATCGACCGAAACAGCATTGCCACCTTGCCTCCAATAATGCATCCGGTTGGGCAAGCTCCCAGCGACTGGGGTCCGGGTCGACTCATTCCTTACAGGAGAAAGGGAGACATAGAATTTGGACCTGCACCTATATATAATTCGGGCAGTGTTGAAATGGAAAAGACCCAAGAGGCACAAGCTGATAGGCTGGTTGGTTTGGATCAGGAAGGTCCATTGAGCCAGATAAGACAGCAGTTCTTGGTTGATAAATTTCTATCACACACAGCGGAAGTGGTTCGAATGTGCTACCGCGCTTTCCAGAGGTTTGGCCCCGACTCAATATTTTTCAGGGTGACCGGTGTCCCGGACCCACAGGTATTTAATAAGGGCAATCCTGATGAAAACTTTGATGTAACTATTAGTTATGATGTTCTGAACACTGATCCTGAGAAACAGGAAAACAAACTTAACTCAATGATTAGCTTGCTCCAGCTCGATAAAAATGGGCGAATTAATGTTGATGATTTAGTCACGCTCATTGCTGGTAGTGTAGATCCTGTTCTCGCGGATAGTATTTTACAGCCGGTGGAAGAGGCACAACAACAAATATTGAAAGATGTTACAGATGATTTATCGAAAATTTATGCGGGTATTGAAATGCCTGCTCGTCCTAATGGGGCTGAGATTGCTATGCAGATTTTGCAAAATTATGTCCAACAGCCTGACATCGCTGTTCGCCTGCAATCAGATCAAGCTTTTTCAGCGAGGTTGCAGAAATATATGGGTCAGTATCAGTTCTCTATGCAGCAGGCTGAGAACGCGCAAATAGGCCGCATTGGGACAGCACCGGCAGAAATGGGCGGAGTTGAAACCCAGCAGATGCAGCGATAGTGAGTTTAGAGAAAGATATAGAAGCTCTATCTAATTATGAGCATTTTGCTCGATTTATAAAAGTGATTGAGCAGCTCAGGGAGGAGTGCATTGCAGATATGCATGAAGCCTCGACAGAAACCCTGCAACAACTTTCCGGGCGCATACTATCCTATGACCAATTATTGCAAATGGTCGATTGGAATAATTTACAAAAAAGACATAAGGATTTTTTATAAAGCGTGCTAAGATAAATTCCTCGCCATCGCTAGGCGTTAATAGTGGAAACAGTTATGAATGAGGAAATTATCACGGCTGACGCTGAGGCCGCATCACAATCAGTGGGAAATCAATCTGCGTCTGATTTCGTTCGTAGACGCAGCGAGAAACTTCAAGGGGTAACTCAGGAAGAGTCTCAAGAACCTGCCAAAGAGCAATCTGAAGCAACCGAGGAGCCGGAGGCTGTGGCCGAAGAAACCGGAGTGGCAGAGGAAAGTTCTGAGGATAATGTTCTTTCTCAGTTTAATTTAGACGAAATGTCTGAAGAGGAAATTTCTGCTCTTGCTGAAAAGCTTGGGAGCAGAGCCGTTTCTCGATTTGGTGAACTCACCGCAAAGCGTAAAGCCGCTGAAGAGCAGCTTGTCGCAATGCAGCGCGAGCAAAGCCAACTCAAGCTCAAGAAACCGGATATTAAAAATAATCCGTTCTCTGATATAGCAACTTTGGATGCTTTGCAGGAAAAAGCGAATGAGGTGGTTGAAGTTATTAGTTGGGCCGAAGATTTATTATTTGAATCTGATGGCTACCATGCCGATGACGAAGTCACTCAAGTAGAGGGGAAACCGATGACTAAGGCCGAGGTGCGTCAAGCACTGCTCAACGCCAGAAAATCACGAGATTCATACATCCCAGATCAGCTTAAAAAACTGCAAACAGTCCAAGACTCGTTATTGATGCGCCAGCAACTCGGTAGCAAAGCTATTGAAGAGCTGGAATGGCTTCAGGATGAAAAGGAAAACGAGATGAAATCTCAGTTTATAAATATGATGAATGATCCGAGACTCAAGTCTCTGGAAAGTTCTGCACCAGATTTATATTCACAACTTCCTTATTTTCTAAGTCATGCAGTGAATAGCATTTATGGGAGAAAGGTTATTAAGAACAGTCCGGTTGGGAATAAGGCTAAGGGTAATGTAACTCTTGATCCTTCTTCATCGGCAACACCTTCTTCGGCAGCGTCTGAAAAAACTGAAAGACCAATTACCAAAGCGGTCAAAGAGCATCAGAACAGGTTTAAAAGTTCAGGGCGGAAAGATGATTTCATCAAGTTAAGAACCTTACAAATAACCCGATAAATTATGGCGTTTTCAAATACATATGATACAAGTAATACCGGATCGGCTGTTTCCAATCGTGAGGACTTGATGGATGTTTTAACCATCTTGGCCCCCGAAGAAACTCCAATCCTTTCATCTGCTTCTAAAAGCAGAGCTAACGCTACGTATGTTGAATGGACGGTTGACAGTCTTTCTGACGTTTCCACTGCTGGAATCGCAGAAGGCGCAGATGTCACCTCATTCACTGACCAGTTCAGTGGTCGTGCTCGTCTCGGTAATTATGTGCAGAAGTTCCGCAGAGATTATATGGTATCCGATTTACAGGATGCTGTTGAATCTGTTGGACCTGCTAAAATTGCACAAGCCGAGGCTAAGGCGATTCGTGAACTGAAACGTGACATTGAAGCTACGTTAGCATCCGATAATGATCGTGCCGTTGAAAACGGTGCTGGAACCGTATACAAGCTGCGTGGCTTGGGAGACTGGATTGATTCCAGTGGACCGAGTGATGTTCCTGCTGCGTTCCGTACCCCGTCTGGAAGCATTAATGCTGCTGGAACGACCTTCACCGAGACGATCTTAAACACAGTAATCACTTCTATCTTCAGACAAACTGGGACGACAAACGATCTCACGCTCATTGCTGACACTGCCCTTCGGCGTGTTATCAGTGACTTTGCTCGCTTAGATCCTATCGCACAGTCTGCTGCTAATAACTCTATTCGTACCGTAAATTACGATGGAGGAAGTGCTACTATCAAACTATCCGTAGAGGTGTATCAGTCAGATCACGGCAGCGTCGCTGTTGTCAATGCGAACCCTGACTGTATGCCAACAACGGCCAATACTGCTAATTCTCGTGGCTACCTTCTTAATCCAGAATACTATGGTGTTTCTGAGTTAATACCAATGGGTAGCACTCGTTTGCCGAATCTCGGTGGAGGAGAGCGTGGTTTCGTAGATTGTGCCTTAACATTGGATATATATCACCCCGGTGCTCACGGCGAAATCGTCGACGCAACTTAATCATAGGAGGAAATTATTATGGCTATTGCACTTAATAAAAATGAAGACATCCAGACACTTGCTCTTGGATATAATTATTCAGCTCCCTTTGAGGCTGGTGACCTGTCTACTTCGACAGGCGCACAAGCTAATAACGTAACCCTTGGTGGTTCGGAATTAGCTGGCACAGTTGTAAGGGCGGCTTTGGTAGTAGACCAATTGGTTACTGTT